TGTGTGGAGGTAGTAGTGAAATTAACTACTGGCTACTTATGGCAAATCTAGCAAATATTGATATGTTTGGAAAGGAACACAAAATAAATTATGTCAAAATTATTGATTGGGTTATTTATCAAATTTGGTAAATCTGAATCTTTACGTAAAGCTGCCTTATCTCTTTTAAAAGATTTGGTTTCTAAATCTGATAATGATATAGATGATGCAATCGTAAAGATGATTGAAGAAAAATTATTTCCAGTTAAATGACAGATGATGATTTTTTCAATATAAAACTTGAAGCACCACCACCAGAATTAGAACTTTCTGTTGAAATGAGATGTAGAGAAGTTATGAACAGTGATAATTTTGATGACATAAAAAGATATTGTACGCATTTAATTAGATATCAAATGAAACAAGATGTGTTTCTTGCTGGCATGCTTGGTCGTCTCGCAGAACTTGAAGCTTTAAATGTTATGAAAGATATCAATAAAGAAAAATTAATTAAAAAAAAATATAAAACAAAAAAAACTTTATTGGACAGATTTAAGGCTGTGTTGAGCGTGTTCAGATGATCTTCCATCCTCCCAGAAGACTTTGTAATAATATTGTGGTACTCCTAGCTTATTCTTTCTTGTAAAGGCCTCTTGGATCGTTCCAGTATGTTGTTTATACTTTCCAGCAGAATGTCCAATTGTATGATTTCTTTTTACAGTCTGGTTTAATTTAAATTTTTGTCCTACGATTTTTTTATTTGATTGAGTTTTCATATTGTTTGATTTCTTTGATTGTGAAGTCTTTTACCTGTAACTTTGGTATTTTATTTATTTCATAGTTATGTTTAACAATAGCAGTCCTGATATGGTCAGTAACCCAATCCCCATCATGTACTGTTAGGTCTGCTCTTGAATCGCTAGTGATATGTACTTTATGGTCAACACCACGAAGTTCCACATCAAGTAATAACTTAAGTAGTCCTTTTCTTCTGATTTCTTTTAATTGATGAAGCTTTTTACCAGAAGAGGTTTCATCTCTTTTCATTTTTTTTTAAAACCTTTGGCTTGTGGTATTTTTTTATTTTTAAATAAATTTATTTTAAAACATTTACCATTCATAGTTGCTGTCTTAAGTGCTTTTTCTGTCGCTTCGACAGAATTTTCAATATATCTTTTTTCCTCTAATAATTCATTTTTTAAACTTCTTATTGATCTAGTTAAACCATATAAAATATGCTCATCAAACTTTTCATGGTCTTCAATATGTTTTAAACCTTCATTTAATCTATTAATCTTTTGTTTTGGTGTTGTCTGTTTATATTCCTGATTGTATAAATCAATAAAATCCTCTACATTCCATAAGTCAGATGGCATTTTAATTGTGTAGTCAATAGACCCATTTTTTCTCATGTATGTTCTTACAATACCGACACCGCCTACTTTGTTATAAAGCTTTATTGGTTGAGGTTCTATTTTTTCCTTATCACCAGACAACCAAAAGTGATCTATATAAAAACCACCTTTTTTTTCTACAATTTTCTGTATTGCAGCATTTCTATCCCATCTGATTACATAGGCTTTGGAAATACAAATCCATGTTCTGTTGTGCCTTTGGCTAGTTTCCCAACCTTTCCAAGCAACAAGCTTGCCTCTGAGATCTGCAAGTGTTTTTCTCATGGTTTTTCATTTTCTAATTCATTAATTCGTTTGTTAATTGCATCATATCTGACACAATATTCTTTCATATCTAAATTATTAAACCAGAATTGATTTTGCAGTTCTGCAAGTTGGTGCTGGTATTTTTTGATCAGGTCTTTATTTTTCATCTTCGTTCTTAAAGGCAAGTTTGTCTAAAATAGTTAACATTTTCCAATCTGCTGATGTAGTGTCAATCAAACCATCACATATAACATCTGCCTTTATATCTTGCATATTAACTTTAAATACATCAGCAAAATTTTCTTCTTTGATGATCGTTGGAAACATTACTGATTTATCTGAAAAAACCCCTTTATGATTGTTAAATTCATTAAGATTAAACAGAATATATTCTTTACAAGTTTCATCTACTGGCAAGAAAAAAATAAACTTTTCATTATCACATTTTCTAGTACAAATACGACCAACCATATCAAGAATAGAAGTAAATTGTATATTCATAATTTTTTATTGAAATCATATTTTTTAATTAGTGCTTCAATAACATCTTTTGGTAAGACATCTACAAGGTCAGGATCAAGCCACCCTTTTGGTGGTAGCTGTACCATCAAGCTAAACATCTCCTCTCCTTTTCTTTGCCAACAGACCTCCCATAAAATACCACCACCAAGCAATATCTCGGTATTTGGTGATGCAAAGACTTTTATTCCTGTGTCCATAATTCAATGAGTCGTTTTAATTCAGCAATTCTTTTTCTAGCTGCGGCAATCTTTTCGGCTGTTGTCATAAATAAAAAGGGGACTTACATGATGTAAACTTGTCTGATTTTGATTCATAAGATTTTTGCCGTCCACTTAAATGGTCACCTATTATTGGCTTCCCTACTGGGGGCCTCCCAGAGTTATCACCTTGCAAAATTTAATCTTTGCCCTCAAGAAATTGGATTTCTTGCCCCTCTGATTCGATCAAGCCGAACTAAGTGGGATCAGATTAGCAATTAACACCAATGCCCCTATAACTTAGGCAGGGATCGCTTCAAAGTCTCTGCTTCTTACTGGTAATGTGAAATTATCAACATTAATCTCAATCGCTGCTCCAGCACTTCCATCCCTTCTTTCAAAAGTTTTTAACTTGCCACGACCAACAACAGTAATTTGATTACCTTTCTTTACATAGTTTGCAATCACATCACCACGATTACCCCATACAGCACAATCAAATTGTGTAGTCACATCTTGATCATTTGTAAGTAAGGTAAAACTGGTTACCTTCGTTCCTTTTGCAGTTTCTTTTTGTACTGGATCTGAGGCTAGATTGCCAACGGCTGTTACGTTTAACATAATAATTTTTTTAAATAGGGTTGTTAGATTTGTTCTGCCAATCTTCAATATCTAATCGGTTATATCGAATAGTATTGTTTAAAATGACAGTCCATTTCGGGCCACTAGGGTGACCCTTGCGTGTTTTGGTTCTCCATAGACGCACAGTTTGAGGTTTTACACCAAGCTCTTCAGCTAATTGATCTGAGGTTATAAGTTCATTGCTCATGCATCCTCCTTCTCTAAAATAAGAGTTAATAAATCATCTCTTTGATTTTCACTAATAGCTTTAGATTCA